TCTACTGCTGTTATTGCTTCTGTTGCTGCCACTACTCCATTACTACTTAATATTGTCAAACCCTTAGTAAAAAATATTATAAAGAAGCTAACAAATAAAAAAAAGGATACCAGTTCTTAATCGTGGAACTGGCAAGCGATTGATTTGAGATGAATCAAAGAGTGACAAATGGAAGTGAAAGTCGGTAAATAGCTTTATTTGAAAGTACATTGAAACGAAAGACAGAAAGTCGTTACGATGCAGGGAGTGACTCTGAGTTAAATGAAAACGAGAAACTATGGGTTGTAATCACTTCGCAAACCTATTAAGTCATAGAAGTGTTAAGGACAGTTTTGATCGTAAACTGACAACGATAGTTTTGACGGACTGGGAAATGAGGGGCGAGACACGAAGGCAAACGGAACTGAGAAAGCTAAGAAGCGAACACGGAGAAATGCATTAGTGGCACTGATCATCTTGCAGACCTATTAAGTCGTAAAGATGTTAAAAAGAGTTTGTCGTAGCACTCATAACGTGTGAATCGAACCGAGTTATAATGAGCCACATCAATACGTTAAGATTGGAATTACATCGAGTTAATCCGAAAAGATGTGAGGCGAATTATCATCTTTCAAGGCTATTAACCCAGAAGGATGTTGAGGAAAGTTTATCGTATCACTTACAACGTTTGATTTGAATTAAGTTATTAGGAAGCGAAGAACGGGGCACAGAGCCGAAATTACCTTGAGCAATTTTGCACAACAAAGAGCGACACAGAATTAATTGGGTGCGAACTGAGGGGGGCTGATGCGGATTTCATCTCTTTGGTTCTTGCACCTACAAGAGATGTTAAAGAAAGTTTATCGTAACACTTACAACGAGGGCTTGAAACGAGGAATTACGGAGAATCGAGTGGGGCGGAGCCACGGAAC